TGCTCGCAGATCGCGACCGATTCACCAAGCGCCACCAGACGTGCCAGGTAGCCTTCGAGCGAATGGAAGGGCACGCCGGCCATGCGGATGGGCTTCCCGTTGGAGCTGCCTCGCGTGGTGAGCGTCAGGTTCAGGAGACGGGCAGCCTTCTCGGCATCCTCGTAGAAGAGTTCGTAGAAGTCGCCCATGCGATAAAGCAGCAGCAGGGGGCCGGCCTCGGCCTTCAGCCGCAAGTACTGCTGCATCATAGGCGTATGATTCGAGCTGCCTTCGCTAATGTCGCCGTTTTGGCTATTTATCTTGTTTTTCAACGGCTTAGCGTTTTGGTCCACTCGCAAAGTTCCAGATTAAGGCAGTCATTTTGGAAAATCTCGGCGAAAAACTCTTCAGCCGTATAAATTTCGTGGAAAATCCTGGAAAGCTTTTCCAGGCTAGAGGGTAGCACGGTGACACAGGCAAATTCTAAGAAAGGTCAGTTCACGAGCAAGCGAAGTCTGTATGCGCTCGCAGCTCCTGTCGACCGTGCGCACATTGAAGTGTGGCACGCGTCGACGCTCGGTTTCGGCGCACGCATCATGCGAGCAAACTCTAGAAGCGGCGAAGTGCGTCGCGTCTACCTCGCGCGTTTCAAAAACGAAAAGGGTAAAGACGAGAAGCGTGTGCTCGGCACATTCGACGACATCACTTACGACGATGCAATGAAGACAGTCGTCGAGCTTCGTGCGCTTAAAAAGCATGAGCGCAAGACCGGGGAGGTGCCCTTGCCGACCCTCGGAGCCGCTCTGGACGAGTATGTGGCCGAACGCAACGATAAAATCTCGGATGCGACGGTAGAGGATTATAGGAAACGCTGGGGCTATCTCAGTGAGCACCATGACCGCAATGTACTAATTTGCAATAGCGATTGGTGGTCGGCTCGGCACACTGAGTTGCTGAAAATCGGTAGACCGACGGCCGATGGGGTTCTGCGCGTCGCGCACGCAATCTACGAATCGCTCTTAGACGACGGGCGTATGAACCTCAATCCCGTCAGGCGGGTTGCCTCAAAACGAGAGATTTATGCTCACGGCAGCCCGCGACAGACCATTCTTCAGCGCAAAGGCCTGCCGCGCTTCTGGGGCTGGATTCAAACAAGGCCGCACGTCGGGATACGAGACTTTACGCTCATCTGCTTGTTCACCGGGCTTCGCGATGCGGTGGTCGCAAATCTCCGATGGGAGCAAGTTGACCTTGATAACAGGCTTCTGCTCGTCCCTGCCGAGGTGCGTGGAAACAAAGCAAAACAGAATACCTACGTGCCCATGGCGGACTGGCTGTATGAGAACGTATTTTTGCCACGGCACAAGTCCCGTCTGCCGAATAACCCGTGGGTTATTCCGAGCCACAAGAAAGTTGGGGCCCCCTTGCGGGATATAAAAGGCTCGATGAAGACTCTGAAAGCCGAGACAGGCGGTATTCATGTGAATCCACACACGCTGCGCCGGACGTTCGCAACGATTGCTGCTCAAGCCACCGGCTCAGCGCTCCTCGTTAGCCGCATGCTCACACACAGCAACAAAGCGCGGGGCTTCGAGAATGTTCCTGCGGTAACCGCAGGCTACCTTATTACTAGCGTAGAAGACCTCCGGTCTGCATTTAACACCACTGCGAACGAGATTCTGCGGCTTTGCGAAGTGCGTATGCCCGGGCAGGCAGAGCCGGAAGAGAGGATGAGCCAGCTCGACACAGTGGCAGCTCTGCAAGTCTAATCAGGCATGCAAGAAAAGGCCTCCGTTCCGCAGCGGAGGCCCTTCGTGGTGCGCTCCCGCGCACCTATGGCCATGGGAAGCGGCTGTGTTGCTTCGGCTGCCGTCAATCAAATGAATCCAGCGACCTTCGCCATCACGGCCCCGATACCAGCAGTAATTGACACCACGCACGCGGAGCGCACGTCTTTGTAGTCAACGTCAGGGGTTTCCGTTGGCTCTGGCCGCCACAGCCATTCGCGATAGACCATCGGAAGGCTGGTAGCAAGAGCAAGTGTTGCGACCAAAGTGTGACCCGCAGGCATTTCGAACACGAGCGCAACCGCGGCGTAGAGGTTCAGAAGACTCACGGGTAGGAGCACCGCCGGGTGCATCAACATGGGCTTCAGTTTGCCGGCCGCGGCGAGAAGGCTCTTCATCATTGCTGCTCCCAAGCCGCGTTGTTTTCAGCTTGCTGCTGCACATGCATCGTCATCCGGTCCGCGAGAGCCTGGCGCGTCGCGCGGATGACAGCGGACGACCAGGTCTCGCCGGCATGTAGGCGGTAAGCCGTTTCGCTGGCATCAGACACGTACGTGCACAGCAATTCAATGCTGTCATCAGACATTGCAAGCAGCTCAGAGACGACCTGACCTCGCAGGTAGACTGTGGTCGCATTCTCACGTCGGCCGGCCGAGGGGTCGCGCAGCTCCTTGGGCTTGTTGACATAGACTCGCAAGTACGAGGGGGTGGGGGTTGGGCGGACCGGCATGTGGGGCTCCTCGGTGGTGATTTGATGCTCTGTATAGCGACCGTTGTCGGGCAGATATGCCGTAAGTGGCTCCCCCGCAAACTGCAATACAAAAAGCCGCGGAACCCAAAGGCGTAGCGGCTTGAATGAGGGAGGCCCCCGTTAACAGGGAGTAAACAGGGTCATGCAACAGGGGCGGCAGGCACTGGAGCGCTGATTGCAGCTTCCCGCAGTTGCCTCGACAGTGACATCGAAGGGTCCGGAGAAAGAGTTTTTGCGAGGGTTCTGAAGTAACAGTTCACTTGCTTCGGCCCCCCGAATTTTGCAGACAGCTTGACGTAGAGAGAGGGCTCAAGAGAGACAGTCGTGACGTGGCCGTCCAACTTCTTGATGCGGATGAGGGTGTATTCGTAGATTTTATTGTCAGGCATGGTGCTCTCCGGGGGTGGGTATGTGCCCTCTGTATAGAGACCAAAGAACGAGTCCTTATATGTCCGCGCCCAGGGCCCTCAGCGCTTTATTGATGGCAGCCAAGCGCTCCACTTGGCCAATTAGCCCGCCGTTGATGCGCCGGGTCAGGCCAGCCCAGTCTCGGCGGTCAGCGAGGGCGTTACAGCCGTTCGAGTGCCAAAACCAAGCGGCGGAGTCGGCGGCGTGCGCGGGTTGCAGGAGCAAGTCTGGGTTTGAAAGCACGTCGACATCGCCTGCGAGCAAGTAAGCGGCGTAGTTATTTTTGCCGGTGAGCTGTTTGAGCCCGCGGCCGCGGTAGCGGTAGCCGTCGCCAGGAAGCTTGTTGCCCATCCTGCCACCGTAGACCGCGTTCGCGAGGGCCTCTGGATTTCGAGCGAGGGGGGCTGCATCGGCGACGGTCTTGAACCGCGATGGCCAGACGGCGCAGATGCGTTCCGCGGTGTAGTTGAGATTCTCTTCGAGGCGCGAAAGACGGGTGCTCTCGTGAGCGATTTGGCCCAGAAAGGCCCCTTGTTGGAGGGGCGTGCCAACGCCCCATCTGGCCATCGCTTTTGCCAGGGGCGCTGTGAACAACGAAGCGCGGGAAGGGGTAGCGCCAGTCGCCGCGGCGAGGACATCAGGGGAGAGAAGGGGCACGAGGGGCTCCGCATTGGATACCCCTCGTGTAGTGAGTCGAGGTCGTAAGCCGTCAGGCGTTGAGCTGGAAGTACGCCGTCCCGCGAGCCGAAACCGCGAACCCTGCGCCTGCCGCGCGGCGGCTCTCGAAGCTCACCCGCAGCTTCCGAGCCCCCGCTGGAATACCTGCTGCATCAAAGTTCGCGAGCGTGTCGCCAGCGTTGGCCGCGCGCCATGCTCCATGCTGCTGCCAGGCCCCCGCGTCGGTCTGAAACTCGACCAGGAACGCGACCAGGACGCCGGGCTCAGCGCTGTTGCCAGTGCCGAAATAGCCAGCCTCAACGCGTGCCAACCGGTTCCGATTGACCCAGCTAACCGACACCGCCGAGGACCGCGAAACTGAAAGCAGAGAGCCTGTGTCGACAAGAGCGCCGAGCCTCCCGCCAACGCTGAAGCGCCCAGGAGGCAAGGGCTTCGGGGCACGGGAACGGGCCAAGTTGTACTGCCAGGACGCTTGGGACTCCGGCGCGAAAAGCAGGTCGAGCTTGCCGCCAGCGCCTTTCGATTCAGCGCGCACGACCGCCGCCGTCGGGCCGTCAAACTCGAGAGCGCCCGTGGCCTGGTGGGTCTTCACGCGGCCTTCATCGAGGACGTAGCCGAGCAGCAGCGTGACCGGCGTCCCGGCCGGGTGGGCTTCTGGGAGCGTGTCGAAAATGCCGCGGACCGGGCTCTTGACTGTCAGCTTGCGGCCAGTCGAATCGAGGAACCACGAGGCGCAGCTCATCCACTCTGACCCTGCGACGAGGTAGAGCTTGCCGCGGCTGTTGCGCTTCCACTGCCCCACGGCTTCCGGGGTCAGGTCGAGGAACATCGTGCCTGAGGTGCTCATCTCCGGTGCCCAGGCTGCCGTGGTCGTGCCGACAATCGCGGGCTCCTGGCTGCCGTTGAAGTACTCTGGCTCGCGCTGGTAGTCCCAGGTCGTCAAGCCTTCTTGGACGGCTGCTTCGTAGCTGTCGACACCGAAGCCAGGGTCTTGGCCGTAGTACATGAGATGGTCAGCCTCATCGCCGGTCAGGGCGTACGGGGCCAGCGTCAGCACAGGGCTCACGAGCGAGACCGGAGGTCCGGCGTACGGTGCATCAGGGGGCGGCGGGACGTCAATGACGGCGCTCGTGCCGGAGCGGAAAATGTCTTCAACACACTCGATGCCGACCCGGCCTCGATTGGTCATGCTCAGGAAGCGGGCGGACGTAACCCGCATCCGAAGGGACTGACCGAGCGTCGGGTGTGTGACTTGAATGGGGTCTCCCGGTTTTAACACCATCCCGGTAGAGACACGGCCAGAGAACGCTGCGCTGGCAAAGGGCCCTGACAGTTTGCGAAGCTCTCGCGTCGCGAGAATTGAAGCCAGGGGCTCTCGGGTGACCCCGAGGTACTCGACGGTCTCGACGCGTACGGAACCCGCGGCCCGAATGCCGGCAAGGTTCTTTGCGCGCACGACGCGCGGCTGCCAGTTGTAGTCACGGTCCTGAAAAATGATTTCAACGACGTTCGGGGCTTCGCGGATGTTCGTGCGCGTGAAGCTATCGAAGCGCTCGATGTTGCTCGCGTCGAAGATGGCCACGGGCTCATCGTCAGAGCGCAGCAGGCGCATCTGCATCTCCGCGGTTCGCGGGTTTGTCTCCAGAACGCCGGCGGTCTGAAGCAGCACGTCGCTCACGACCTCATCCACTGGCTTCGAGGTCTCCCAAGGGAAGGAGATGCCGTGCGACTCATCTTTCAGCCGGCGAGCAGCCTGGAAGAACGCTTCGATGTCGAAGAGGTACGGCGAGAGCATCGGCCCGACGCTGGACGAGCGCGTTGAAAGCAGCTCGAGCGTCGCGAGGGCAGGGTTCGCGTCGCCGTTGATGTCGCCAACTTCAGCTAGGAATGCGTCCACCGCAGCGCGGACGTTGCTGGAGCCGAGGCTCCCTTGCACCGGGTATGAGATGCTTCGGGTGTTTGTAGACAAGGCCGCCGAGACGTCAGGGCGACGCTTCAGCACGACGGAAAGGGCCTCAATGCGAGGGCTACTGCCCACAAAACCCGCAGGCTTGCGCAGCTTCGCGCCGGCGCCGAACCCCGGAATCGGAATCTCGACCGACGCATCCGACGACGGTCCAAGCCAGACGACGTGAAGAGTGTTCGGGTAAGCCGGCACGGCTTCGCCAAGCTGGTCTTCCATGTACTTGTTGGCAAGCGGCGTGTAGCGCGAAGCGCTTTCCGGGACGGCGTGGTTGAAGAACATCAGCCGCCCAGAGAGGCCATCCGGGACCTCTTGGCCCTCGGCGCTCGTAAATTCTTTGTGAACATCAAGCGTCGTGACTGTGGTCTTCGAGAGCGGCAGCGAGCCGGACCAAATCAGCTGGTCGCCGAGCCGAATTTCGGTGACTTCGTCGCACGGGAGCGCGCAGAGGGTCATCCACATGCCAACGTGATACCGATACCCTATCGTTTGGTGGGCAGTCTTGAACATGTTGACGCGCACGCGCTTCTTGACCTCGCGCGCGAGGTAGTCGCCATACCAAATCACATTGCCGAACGCCCGGAACGTCCCAAAGCCGAGCTGCTGCGCGCGGTCTTCCGAAGCGGTCGGAAACTCAAACTCGTTCAGGCCGTAGCGCCTTGCGGATGGCAGCTTTGGCTTTGGCGCCAGCAGCATCGCTGCGAAGTTGGCCGCAATGGCCAAGAAGAATGTGAGCATCAGTAGATTCCCGCCTCGAACGGATTTTTGATGGGGATGTACGGGTAGCCGCCAAACAGCTTCACGTTGTTGAAGGCGCTGGCACAGGTCGAGCGCGCGCCGTCACAGCCACGGAACAGGCTCACTCGCGTCCCTGGCTGTAGCTGTTTCAACAGGGGCGACGCCAGCTCGAGCTGGTCGCCGGTGTGGCTGACGATGGAGCGACGCAGGCCGCCGTTGAGAACAAAGCCTTGGGACGAGTACGGAGCACGGCCACGCGAGCGAGGGAAAAACTCGTCCCCGTACGAGTAGTCGCCGCCAATGACCACAAATCCGTGAGCGAAGAAGCTGTCCGGGCGGTTACCGGCTTCAGGGACGCGAACAGTCACGCCGTCCGCCTCAACTTCGCCCAGGTAGCCGTCCTCGCGGTGGGTGAAGTAAGAGTCATTGATGACAGCCTCTTGCGTGACGGCGTTTGCGTTCACGCGGCAGGTCATCCGGTCGTAGAGCGCGTGAGGGCAGGTGCGAGGGTGAGCCGCCGTCAACCCCGGCCGCTTCAGCAGCTCGTTCAGGTGCGCGAGCGTCAGCGTGCATCGATGCTCGTTGTATTCAGCGGAGCGGACGTCGCCCGTCCAAACGACCAGCGGAGCCCTGTCGGCCTCATCGACCAGGGTTGCCAAGGTCAGCCAAACCTGGTCGGCGCTCGGCTCATCGACGAAAAGCTGCGAAACCGGATGGCCAGGGGGCAAGGACACGCGCAGCTGACCACTCGCTTTCTCACCGTCCAGCCTCAGGCCTTCATGCTCGATACGCTCCGGCAGAAACACCCACTTCCGAAGCCAATCCTGAAGCCCCGCGGTCCCCATCGCCGGTAGGAAGTTCGCGCGGAACGGCTCGACATTGTGAAAGTCGAGGTTGCGCTCAAAGTTTGTCAGCAAGTGCGTTTGCCGCGTCCAGTGGTTATTGGATGCAGCTGAGCGTGGGTCGGTGGCGAGGCCGTCGGCTTGATGGATGTCGAAGCGGTATAGAAAAATCATTCTTTGAAGCCTCAGGTCAGCTCGACGAAGCGCAGCGAGCACTCCGCGAGGCTCGGGTTGTAGTAGTTCAGCTCAACGGTGTCTGAAGCCAGTCGCCACGTGCTCTCGCTGCGGTCAGCCATCCGGCCGAGGGGGCACTCCCAGCGGAAGGCTCCAGCCCGGCCTCTCACGGCGCGGATGAAGCGGCGGAACTGGGCGACCGCTTGCCGGTCGGTGAGGGTGATGAGTACGCTCACGGCGCGCTTGCGGTGGCGCACTTCAAATGAGGTCAGATGCCCCGCGTCGAACGTGTTCGCGCTGAAACTCAGCGTCTCCGATACCGCCGCCCGAAAGTTGTTGTTCTCTGTCAGCAAAGGCAAGCCGAGGCTCTCCGGACCGCCCCATGATGGGCTGGTTTCGTCGAAGTCGTAGGCCTTGAAAGTTGCCGACAGCGTCGTGATGACAGGCGAGGGGTGCTCGACTTCGATGCTCTCAGTGTCGAGTCGGGCTTCAACCAGCGGCCACGCCACCAAGTCGCCGGGCCGGTAGCCGCCGCTGCGAAAATCGATACGACCTTGATAGATGAAGAAGTCCCGGCGCTCACGCGAGCCGTCCTGGTTGGCAACGAGGAGCGGGCGGGCAAAGTTGCTGCCGAAGACCGCATCGACCAGCGGTGGCGTGCCCTGCGACCAGCGGAAGGCGTGGCAGTAGAGCGGCAGCAGAACGCGCTCGTTCGCGAGCAGAGGCTCGAATGCAGTTCGCTCTTCGTCTGTTGAAAGCACGAAGTTGTAGTCAAAGCTCATCCGCGGAAATGCTCGCAGAGCTTGGCGGACGCCTTCGCTGCCGTCATAAGCTGTGAAGACGTCGGTGAGAAACTCGAAGCGCTCGACGAAGCTGCCGCCAGAGGGCGGGATGAGTAGAAGCGGGGGTGTGGGGGTGGTCGCTGTTGGCATACAGCGTCTAGCGAGAGAGGAGGGTCGTTGTTGAGCATAGGCCCTCACTAACCAACTGCCATGGCCATGGTGCGCGGGAGCGCACTCACCGGGGCCTTACCTCAGCCCGGGGCCCCCATCTTCCCATGGTCGGTTGCTTTCAAGAACGCCTCTTTGTCCTCAAAGAAGCGAAACCCCGGCGGCTGGCCGGGGAGGCAGGTGATGGCAACAAACTTTGCTGTCAGAGCCGCCCGGAAGAGGTCTGGGACCTCCGGGGCGGCGGGCTTCTTCTGCCTCTTCGTTGCCATCAGTTCGGCTCCACGGCTTCCAGAGGGGCTGCCGAAGGAAACGGCGGCGGAAGCTCGTAGCCCCAAACCAGCTCGAGCGCCCCGGTACGGCGCTTTACGATGGAGGCAAACGGGATGGCTGTGCTCGCTACCGCTTTCTGAAGCTCGGCACGCTTCTCAGCCACCTCCGCCGTGCGGGCAACGAACAGCTCAACGTGGAACGCATGCAGCTCGTCAAGCGCCTCCGGCGTCATACGCTCGGCAAGGCCGCCCCGCTCTGAGCGGTCGAGTTGATTGTCGATGAGTACAGCGGCTACGACAGCCAGTTCGACCGCGTCGCGGGAAAGCGGAACGCCGTCGCGCTTCGCCAGAAACTCCGGCGAGCAGCGCATGGACGGAATGCCTTGAAAGCCGTTGCCGCCGAAGCAGTAATCGTGCAGGGACGGGGCGGCGGGGGTGGTGTTGAGGTTTGACATCAGAAAACTCCTTTTGTTGTGTGTGAGATGTATAGCCACCCCCCTTCATGTCTTTTTATATGTTTGCGGGCAAGAAAAAGCCCGCTCAAGGCGGGCCGGTGTTGCAGTGAGGGCGGCGTCAGTACGAGTACTTGCGGAACAGCTTCGCGCAAGCAAAGACGTTGTCATACGTGATTGCAGAGACTGCGCGGTCGTAGCCATCCTCGTCGAGCTGGACCCATTCCTTGTCTTCATAGAAGCGGCGGGTCTCCGTGTCGAGGCGGTATTCGGTGCCACCGAGAACGGCGTTGGGGGTGATGAAAGCAGACATTGAAAACTCCTGAAGGTTGTGTGTCCTTCGTATAGAAAGGCTCTCTCGTCTTTTTATACGTTGGCTTAGACCGATTCGGAATAAAGGAGTCTCTGTTTAGATGCAGGGGTGTTAAGAGTCATGGCCAAGGGACGGCGTGGAAAAGCCCCCGGCGCTTGACCGGAGGCGGTGGGAGGACTTCGGGGCAGACCCGAGGGTTCGAGATGAAAACAAGAGAGGTTGAGGCCTCAACTCCATTCCTGGACCCCTTCTCCTGAGCGCGCCCAGCGCTCACTTGGTCATGGCAATTCCGGCGCTTGCGTTTGCCGCTTCATTGCGAGCAGCCTCGGCAGAACGGCTTTCGCGGCCTCAACCATTGCCACCGGGTCGGTCTCCGACTTTCGGATGTAGCAGCTGAGCACGAACGGCTCGCCGCCTTGAAGTTGCGGAAGCCCCGTAACATCCACGTCCTTCGGTGCCAGCTCAAACAGCCCCACCAGCCGCTCGGCAGCCCAGACGTTGTATTCAACGACGTCCGCCGGCGTGAGGCCTTCCGCTTGGTAGCGAAACCGGACGCGGACGACGCGGGGCTGGGCGGGCTTTGTCATCAGATAGTTGCGAGCAGCAGCTCAGTTTCAGTAGCGGCCCCGCAGAACTGCGCGCGCCCGCCGCCATGGGCCGTCAGCATCGCAGTGAAGTGGCGGGGGCCGTCGAGGCATTGCAGCTCGTAGACGCCGGCACAGTGGAACGGCGAGCCGCTGTGGGCAAGCAGGTGGCCGACCGCCTCGGCAAGGTCCGGGCGTGGCTCTGTAGTTGAGCGTGGGGTGTCAACAAGTTGATTTGATGTCATGAAAAGCTCCTGCGGTGTGGTGGTGTCTCGTATAGCAACTCGAAAACACGTTCTTTTATCGAGCCAAACCGAAACCGAAGACCTCACGAAGGGGCGCTGAGACGCGGATAAGGTGATATGCAGCAAGCCCTGCGACGCAGGCGAACCCGGCGAAGCTGACGGAGGTGAGGCTACTGCCGGCGTCTTGCTCAATGAATGCGAGATTCGCGGCAGCGAGTAGACAGAACAACTGGATGGCGGTGCAGAGGACTTCGAGGCGGGTCATCAGAAAACTCCTTTTGTGGTGTTCTCTGTATAGGCAGGCCCCTCAGCCGTTTTATATGTCTCCAAGAAAGAAAGGCCCCCAGCTTTTCACCAGGGGCCTCCACACCACACACAAGGAGATTGACAGCATTGCACTGTCTCAACGTGTAGCGAGCGGTGTCGGACTCGCTACCAGGCTGACTGGATTTTCCGGCCGTTGCTGATAGTCAGCTCAGTGTGAAAGCGCTCAAATTCGGGGTCTTCACGCAGGCTGGCAATGATTGCAGAAGAGGCTACGAAGACGCGGGGAGTGATGCTGTTCTGCACAGTCGTGCTGCCGCCGCCCACCTGGCCGTAGCTCTTCGCGGGCATCGCAGCCTTGACCGGCGAAGCCGCCGGGCGAGACACCATTGAAGACAGTGCTTGCTGGATGTCGGCGTTGGATACGACGCGGCCGCTCATGCCCGGGAAAAACAGCTCTGGCCCTGCTTCACCGGTGACGTAGAACTTGCCAGCCAGCGCATCGCCGCCTTTTTCACGGAAGCCCCCGAACGAGGCCAAGGCTCCCATCACCATGCCTCCTATCCCGCCGCCGCCTGAGGTCAGAGGGCCTAGCATGCTCTGTAAGCCCTGGCGGAGGAACAACGCCGCAATGTCCGATAGCAGCTTCGAGAAAATGTTGCGCAGGACATCGCCGAAGCTCTTGGCACCACTCAACAGGTCTTGGAAGCCTTGCTCAATGCTCGCAAAGAAGTTGTCGTTGATGCCCTGGGCCGTAGCGCTGAAGCTGCTTTCAAGGTCGGTGATGTCCGCTCGCAAAGCCTCGATGGCCTGGCGGGAAGCCGAACTGCCGTCGGAGAACTGTTCCAGGCGCGCCAACTGTGCCCGCAATTCTTCGGCCTGGCGCCGCTGCGCTTGCAAGCTTTCGTGTTCAGCCGCGTAGTCTGTTATCTCGCCCCGATTCCGGCGGCGCTCGATGCCACGGTCTTCCACAGCGTAGCGGCTGCGGATATCAGAGACGCCTTCCTGTGCGCGGTCGTAGCTGACACGGCTATGCTGTGCACTTGCCACCTGCTCGACTTTTGCGAGCATGTCCTGGAGCCCCGCAAACTCACGACGCTTCTCTTCAAGCCAGTGGTCAATCTGTGCACTCCGAGCGTCCAGACTGCGTCCTTCGGCTTCCATGAGGTCACGCTCTAGGCCTTTGCGCAAGTTCGCAAGCTCGACCGCGCTCTGGGCGAGAGCGGCATCAGTCTGGATGGTGACCTGCTTGCGGCGTTCTTCGAGGGCCAACAGCTGTGCGTTCAGGCCTTCTATTGACCCTCGTTGCGCTGCCGCATCCTTTGCATCCACCGGCCGCCGCGACTGCTCGAAGGCCAGCAGCTCTTCGATGCGAGCCTTCTCTTGCGTGAGGGCCTGCTGTGACAGGTCTCCCTGGCGGCGCAGATACTGCTCGTGCGTGACGAGACGCCGGACGTACGCGGCTTCGTTCTCGGCCGCTTCACGCGCATTGACAGCGTCCTGGACCTGCTGCTCGGCCTGATGCCGGGACTGAAGAAGCTGTTCTTCAATCTGAAGGCGCTCCGCAGCAGACTCTTTGGCAGCTGCGATGGCATCCTTGGCACCCTTTGCTCGAAGGGCCTGTTGCGAAAGTTTTGCAGCTTCGGCGGCGCTGTTCTCGGCCGCAATTTGTGCGTCGATGTCCGCTTCTTTCTCCTGGTCCCCCGCCCTAGCCGCAAGGTCAGCTGCCCTTTCAAGTTCTGCGACCCTCGCGATGCGACGGTTGGCCGCTTTGACATGCTCGCCTAACTCCAGCTCTGAAGAGCGCCGGGCGTGGACTTCACGGGATAGCGTGCCTTTTTCCAGTGCAAGGTCCAAGGCTGCTTGCTGTGCGGCTAGGCCTGCCTTGAATACGGCCAGTTCATCGGAGACTGCTTGCTTCGAACGATTGAGAGCCTTTTCTGCCGAGGCTAGTTCTTGCTTAGCCGCTGCCTTGGCTTCAGCCTCAGCCTTCTCCTTTGCCTTCCGCTCGATTTGCGCCGGGTCGATGTCGTCCTTGACCTGAGTGCGGGACGTCGGCCCCTCGTTCGACTTGCCTCGGCCCAGTCCGCGATTTATGTCTCCGGCAATCTCCGCACTCTGTGCCTTGCCGCGCCGGCGTAACTCTGCATCAAACTCCACGAAGGTCTCGGCCTTGTTGAAGGCTTGAATGACGTCAACGACCAGCCCGGTCACCGCAGTGAAGGTCTTGATGAGGGCGCCACCGATATTTACCATCGGGGTCAGCACGTAATCGAGAAGCCCGGCTCCCGCTACCTGGAGTGCGTTGAATGCAGGCGTCAGCTGGTCGCCAAGGGCTACCTTGAAGTCTGTGAAGCTCTTGCTGAGCTGCGAGGTAGAGCCATCCAGGCCGCCGAGGGCCTTTTGAGCGTCACCGACTTGGTTCTCAGTCTCGCGCAGGATACCGTTGTAGATAGCCTGTTGCTTCTGAGCTTCGGTGAGATTGTTGTATGTGACCCCGAGTTTGTCGGCGTACTCCTCGTACATCTTGGCGACATTCTTTGTGACGCCCGCGTTGTCTACGAGGACACTGTTCTCGTTCTTGATGCCTTCCGTGGCGCTTACGATGGCCTCACCCCAGGCGAGCGATGCCTGACGGCCGAAAGCAGCGGCGTCCTTCAGCCGCTCAATCATCGAGACCGCTTTGTCGACGTCTGTGATGCCGTATGCAAACAGGTTCTTCAGCGCCGTGGCCGCCTCGGTCTGCGACAGCACTCCGTCGGAGGTGAGGTCCTCGACGGCAGCCCATGCCTTCTCGATGCCCGAGCCGGTACGGTTGGCAACGCTTTCTAAGCCCTTGAAAGCCCGTTCGGCGGTGGTAGCTGAATCGATGCTGCCCTTTGCAACCGCCGCGGCTGCGCCTGCGGCTATCGTGCGCAGGCTCAGGAAGCCGTTGGACAGTCGTCCTATGGCGGATTCAGCGGAGCGCGCGCCGGAAATGACGCCGGAGAAAACATCTCGACCGGCCGACGAGCCCGCGTCAGAAACGGTGGAGGTGAGGCGTCTCCTGAAGGAATCAACCGTTTTGGTCGCTTGCGAAGCGTCCAGCTCGATTTTGTATGTGAGTTTGTCGGCCATTGGAGTCAAAGAGGGAGTTTTTCAGTGTAGGAAGACACCCCCGCCGCTACCATTGAGCCTTGCTGACTTTGGTAAGTGCTGCCGCATGCTCTGTGAAGGCACGGAACGCTTTGTCGCCGCCCATGGCCGCTGCTGTTGCGACGAAAGTGTCCTCCGCGTGGTCAACGCGTCGAGCAGCGTCCGCCGCAGTGTGAGCGTCGAAGAGCGCCCAGACCGTTCGAGGTGTCATGTCCATCAACTCCGCGTACGAAATGACGCGCTCGCGAAGAAGACGCTTGCAAACCTGCCCGAAGGTCACGCGCTCTGTCAGACCGGCAGTATCTGCAGAGCTTGGCGCTTTTTTGAGGAGCGGTACTTCTGGTCGTTCAGCTCTTGGAGTAGGGCGACGACTTGCATGAATATGTCGCCGTCCAGGCTTTCCACCCAGGCTACGGGCTTCTTGGTAGCCGTTGCGACCCATTCGACGTACTCTGGCGCGCAGCGCTCAAATAGCATGTCCAGAGGAATATGGTCGGGTGAAAATGCCGGCGGCGCGTCGGCGTAATCAAGCCCTAGTTCTTTGGCTTCGCGCTTTCGGTGGAGCCATGCAGCGTGTGATGCCTTGGCTAGCTCCTGCCCAAGCTGAATTGCCTTGGCGGCGATACTGCGACTGGTGCGCAGATACATCGGAAGGTGGCGAGTCGGGAACGCTTGAAAGACGAACCGCTCCCCTCGAAGTTCCACGGCCACTTGCGCGGGCAAGAGGTCTTCGAGGTCGGTATCGGTTTCAATGGGTGTTGCCGGGGTGTTAGTGTCTGCAGTCAAAACGGTCTCCAGGTGTGAAAAGGGAGCCGCAGTGGGCTCCCTTCGTATAGCGACCTCTGGAGTTACTCGGATGCGCCTTCGGTTTCAGGATTCACCAGAGACATCTTTACGTAACCAAACTGGCCCATGTCATCGTCAAACGACCGGGTGTCATCTTTCAAGATGACGCCTTCCACAGGGAGGCGGAAGAGGTCGTCAATGTTGATGAGTTGCACGCTCTGTGGGAGGTTGGGCTGCCATTTGTAAAAACCGCGTGCCAGGCCGGTGGAGTCGTCGAAAACTTCAATCTCGTAGATTTTTGCTTTGGCAGCAGCGATACCAATCTTGCTCATGAGGCCGGCGGAGTATGTGCCTGCTTCGATGGCCGTCAAGTTGTCCTTCAGTGCCTTGACGTTTCCGCTGTGCTTGAAGCACTTGTAGTCGACACCCTCAACCAAGCCAGGTGCCTCGATAGCCGTGATGTTCCCGTGAGGGAGCTGAAAGTACTGTCCCTTTTCAATCACGGGGAACTTGAAGGTACCGTTGGTGACAGCTGCCTGAGTGCTCCCTTTGCCCCGGTGCGTGAGCACGAAGTTTTCAATGCTCGTACTGTTGAGGTTCAGCGTCAGTGTGCCGGTAGCTCCCTTCGGGATATGCGCCAGTTGGCCGCCGGTCTCATCATGAGCCATGACATCGATATAGTCCTCGGCGAAGCTGTACTCCCCGTTTTCGATGTCACCAATCTCGCGGAAAAATCCGTTAGTGCCGGCTTCCCTGAGAATCAAGCGCCCGCGCGCCAGTTCGTATCTTTGAGTCATAATTTTTAGATGTTTGTGGAGCGCTTGGCGCCAATAGGTTTGTTGTGTTTAGCGAGCCTTAGCGGATGCGCTTCGCCAGCTTCGTCCGCGCTGAAAAGACGAAGTAGTAGCGCCGGGCGCTGCCTTCGTAGTCACATTCGATGCTTTGAAGCTCCAGGGGCGTTGAGTAGCCGGGGAGCATTTCGCCGTGGAGGGCAAGGAAAATCCCATGACACAGGTCATCGTCGAGGTCAGTGCGGTCTGAGGTCGCCCCGGGCACGTACGCCATCACTACGATGTTCCGCTCCAGCAGGACGACGCTGTCGTTCCCATCTATGCTTTCGTCAGACAGAAAGACGATGTGCACGGTGGGCACGGAGCCACGCTGTTTTGACGCCTCTTCTACCGTTACAGAGGTCTTCACGACCGCATTCAGCAAGGTGGCTTCAAGAAGTGCACGGATGGGCTCTTGGTATGTGAAGAATTTGGCGGTAGTCATTGCTTAGCGGCCTTCCGAATTTGGTAGCGGAGCGCGTTCAGGAGATACTTCTCGTCGTTCTTCGCCAGCGCGCGCCCGCCGTTTCTGCGAGAGAAGAGGAACGCCCGACGCGGCAGCTTCCCGGCTTTGCCCTCGGGTTGCTCGTGATAGCGCCCGTATGGCATGCCAATAACCGCCCGTATGTCTTTGCGGCCAGCCTTGAAGCCCGACTTGTCGCGTAGCGCGCGCGTGTCGAGCATCAGCTTCGCGCGGGGGTTCCCGGCATTCCGGCGGCGTGTGGCTGGCGACCAGGGTGCCCAGGCCTTGCCATCGGGGTCCCTCTTGAAAGCAAAGCGGTACCAGACGCGGCGTGTCAGTTCCTCGCTTGCGTTCTGCAACGCCGGGCGTAGGTCAGTGAACGCAGCTCGAAGCCGCCCAAGGCTGTTGTTGATTGACCTGCTGTCAGCCTTGACCTTGAAGTTGCCGGTGGCCATGGGGTTACCAGCCGGCGAGTTGGCGACGCGTCATGAGCCGGGGCGATGCACTGAACGCTGCGCCGGTATCGCTTTCGTCCTCCGGCGTCGCAGGGTCGTCAACGGGGGGTCCCATTGGCAAACGAAGCTCACTCTTCGCCACGGCCAGGAGCTTCGCCATTGCGGCTTTCTCGCGGCGGGTAAGGGCTTCGGTGTCGCCACTGTTCGCATAAAGAGAGACCCAGCACAGCTCGGCAGCGATGGGAGCGACCATGGCCACAGCCGCCTCGATTCGCGGGGCGCCAGAGCCAAGCTGCGCGGACACGTAACCGTCCGCGATGGCGTTTGCGCCTCGGATGATGGCGTCAATATTTGCGAGCAAGGCCGCGTCGGCTGTCTCGACGATGGCTTGGCCGAGGATGCCGTCGAGATGCTCGCGCGAGGTGATGTATGCAGTCGTCATGCTGGGTGTAGCGACTGCGGAAGCTATCGGCGATACTCATGCCGCCAGAAGGAGTAATGAGTTGAGCCTCACCACGACACCCCAAGAAGTTTCGAAAGACATAACAAAGCTTTGCTCAAAAATTAATCAAGCCAAGCCGCGATATATCCCCTGCAAAGTTGAACCGTGGGCGGAGTTGAATGAGTGCTTCCCAAACGTTGCGCATAAGGTGCGAGAGGCAGGGGGTCGCATGATTGTGGGCTGGCAAATTTGGGAATGGCCGGACGTCCTGGCCGAGGCTGAATACCACGCAGTTTGGGAGTCGCCAAAGGGCGAATGGCTTGACATCACTCCGAAGGACGACGGTGTTGACCGCATCCTTTTCCTGCCCGACCACGGCCGTCCTTACAAAGGGCGGAGAAAGGACAGCAAGCGGATGGCGCTGAATGGCAACCCCGTGTCGAAGGTGCTAATTGCTGCAAGTGAGCGAATCTTCAGACTGACAAGTGCTGGGGAAAGCATAGACCGGCCTGGTTTGATAACTCTCGTTGGTGAAGACCTCGCGGAGTACGAACGACTGGCTCTCCAGCATGACATTGCCCGGAGGATGCTCCTGGCGGGAGGAGGGATGGAGCATGAGTGCTTGTGCGGGAGTCGACTTGAATACGAGAGTTGCTGTGCTGTCCTGGATTGATACTTGGCGAGCAGATACAAGAGAAGCCCCTCTGAGGCTTCCATGGCCGTGGGCCGATTTGCTCAAACGGCCGTTGGAAACTCCGAAGCTTCCTGTGTTGCAGCCCGATTATTAGGATTTGCATGACCACTGCTCGCAAGCATCACTATGTTCCAAAGTTCTATCTGGAGGGCTTTACCCGCGAAGAGAGGGGCTCGCTTGTCGTGTATGACAGAGCACGAAAACAGTATCGCAGCCAAAAGCCGGTCAACATCTTGCACATCCGCGACTACTACGCACTTGAGCAAGAGGACGGTACACTGAATTACGACATCGAGAAGGCGTTTTCTCAGATAGAGGGTGCGGCAAAGGCGATAATCGTAAAGCTCGACGAAGGCGGCTCGCTGACCGACGTAGAGAGATTGGAGCTAGCGCTCTTCACGGCTTTTCAATTCACCCGGACCCCTGCGTTTCTTGCCACGATAGAGGCGGCCGATAGAGGTTTGGCAGAGAGGCTCACTGACCTGTTGGCTCCGAGTGGGCATACGCTCTCAGATGTCGTCGACAAGAATGGTGACCCGATTGGAAGCTTTATCAGGCACAGAGACGACTTGCTTCGCCTCGCTCTCAAGCTTGCTATGGAGATGGCTCCGGCGCTGAGTCAAATGAATATGGCAGTAATCGAGCGGCCGACCGATAGAACGTCTTTTGTCACGTCCGACAGTCCTTTTTGCCTTGTAGCAATCAGCCCATCTCGTCATGTCGGAGTCGGGGTGCTTTCTGATAACTCGTTGAAGCTAATGCCCCTTTCGCAGAAGAGCTGCCTGTTCATCCAAGGAAAAGGCGGCGGTTTCACAAGAAGCACAGCCGACAGAGAGCAGGTTCGGTCCATCAATCTCACAGTAGCTATGAGATGCAGAGACTTTTTAATCGGCCGCGACCAGAGCCTCGTAGAGAACTTGGTCGCAGCTGAACAACTTGACCGCACCGAGTGGCAGCCTCCAATCCAAGTTAGCAATCCCGGTAGCGCTTACGCTCGGCGGCCACAGACACGAGCGTGATTTGCACATGCGAGCTGCCAGGCGACAGGAGGCCCGCCGCAGCGGGCTCATGACCAAGAATGGCGTGTTGGCCGGGGTTTACAGGGGAGGGCGGTCGTCGAAGTAGTCATACAGCGCACCGTGCTCATCGGCTGCACCCGCAATTACATCGTGGATGGCATACGCCCGTTCCCGGGCTTCAGCATCAATGTCGACGTGTGCCCACTGAGCATCGAGCTTCTCCAGCGCGGCGGCGAGGTCTTCGCCGTAGGCCACGGGGCAGCCTTTCGGGTTGCAGCGGTTAATCCAAGATGCGAAACCGTACGGGTTGAATGAGTGGTAATCC